CGACCAGTGAGGGGTGGGCCGACCATACGGACAACGCCCCACTTTATTCTGCCTACGAGCCACACGACCGCAGTCTCTTCTTCCACGTCACCAGAATGGGCGTGAGCATGACGCACCGCTACGACGTTGACGAATTGAACTACAGTGGGTACGAGGAAACTACTGTCCAAGTCACCTCTACACCTGCCGCAAGCGTCTGGGCAGATACGTCAGAGAAAAGTGGGGGTCGCTGGTTCCTGCGCGTCTACGACCCAACTACAGGTAAGGGTGTACTGGCATCTTACACCGGCACCAAGTCTGATGGATTCACAGGTGTTGTGTTCAGCCCAGACTTTGCCTCCTTTGTCGCTGGCAAGAGTGGGCTCAAGGTCACACCCTCCTACTACATGCCTGCAGGCAGCACGCGCATGTTTGCTTCGCGCCGCCTACGCGACCACAGCGAATACAGCGGTGCGAGCCCGGACATGAAGAAGGTGGACTGGTTCGACGTCTACGACAACCTACCTGCCTCTACAGGCGCGATGACCAAGCCTTCCGCACCCTATTCCCGCATGACTGCTCCGAAGATGACTCCCATGCCGATTCCGCGCATGGGCCACCACTACGTCACGCCGACCATGGCCATGCTCCCCGGACATTACGCGCACCCTGCCTATCAGCGCCTGTATGACTTGCACCACGCCTGCAAGAGTTCCAACTACAGTCCGCTGCACCAGAGCCTGACCGGCTCGCTTGAGAACACCCGCACCAGCGGCTCTGGCGCCACCATCGAGTCACAGGGCTTCGGCCGCGACCCACTCGTCTGGTTCTCGACGCCAACTGCAGCGTTCGGACCCAGTGACATCCACGGCGGTGCCTTCACCCTGCTCACTGAAACCAAGGTCAAGTACGAAGGCTACGGTGTGGCTGCGAGCACTGGCGCTAACGCTGGCGATGTGAACGCTCAAGGTGGGCATACTCTGGTGCTGGAGGCTGCGAACACCTACACGTTGGGCAACCACTTCCCTGACCCTCTGGAGGTTGGTGCTTACCAAATCATCATCCAGCCAAACGTGTTCAAGCAGCAACTGCAAGGCTTCCACAAGAACCACAGCGAGGAGACCAAGGCTCCCAGTGAGGCTGGCACCAAGGTCACAGAACTGACGGGTCAGCAGGTCAACACCGTCATCGCCATCGAACGGGATGTGAGCACGCGTGGAGCCGTGGCTCTTATTTTGGCTGAAGCCATTATGGCCGACGTTCGCGGCTGCGAGGTCATTCTGAACGAAGTCATGCTCGACATCGAGCCGGACGCGAACAGTCAGTTCGCAAACCTGCCCCCGTTGGCCCTGTTCAACCCCATGGGTGTGCAGGAGAGCAGCAGCCCCGCATTCACGCGCCGCAGTCTTCCCTACCGACCGGGCATGTTCCAGAGTTCCACTCCGGGTCGCACGCTCACCATCCCATGGTGGGGCATTCTGCATAAGGACGGGGCCTCCTCCTCTGGAGCAGAGAAGTTCCGCCATTTGGAGTGGCACAAGCCAGACAACTACTACGAGTTCTGCCGGGTCGGCTACGGCGCCATCGGTTCTCAGATGACGCTCGCTGGCTACCCGACGACTTACCTCGACATCTACGAACCGCACAAGCGCGCTCGCAGCCTCAATCCGAACTGTATTGTTCTGGCAAACGATTCCGGTGCGCAGACCATCACGGTTGACGACAACGCCCTGTTCCCAGTGGCGCCTTACTACGGCGAGGTTCTGGAGTACACAAAGGACGGCATTCGCTACACTGCGACCTACACTAACCGGACGGGCACGCTCGCCCATGCTACGCTGGGAGCGAGCACGACTTTCGAGGGCGTCGTGGGCAGTGCTGCGTTCTGGACTGGTTTGGTCAACGAGTCAACAGTTCTGCGACTGAGCAGGCCCTACGACAACGGACCAAGCGACGAACTGTTCACCAAGTCAGCGACCAGTATCATGACTCGCAACTTACCGCAGTACGCCAACGGCAGCCGCGACACCAACTCGCTGCACGCTCCAGACGCATTCCTGTGCATGTGGCACCCCAACCTTGGGCGACCCTTCACGTGGTACAGCGACGACGAAAGTCGCGCATTCTACACCAATGACGGGTCAGCCGATGCGCCTGTGGACAAGAAGCCGTATAACCACGTTCCTGAGCACTTTGAGACCATCCACTACCACGATTTCAACTACGTGGCCAGCAAAGGTCCATTCGGCCTTGCTATGAAGTGGGTCGCCCCTCCAGCCAGCAGCCAAGCCCACACAGGCGACATCTACACGGCTGCTGCCATTGACGCCGTGGTGGACGGTGCTGGCACGCTCGACCACCAAGGCGGCACCGTTGGGGCGAACAAGTACAACTTCGCAGGCTTCTGGCCCGGCGGTAGCCGTGGGGCTGGCGGAGTCAGCCGTCTGGAAACCTACGGCCACGCCCTCATCGGCTGGGGCAGCGACACCTACGGCATGGATTGCGAGACTTATCAAGATTCGACAGGCGTGGCGACGCTGGCCCTGCCGAGCGACCGCAACAGGTGCTTTGGCTACCGTATGGCGGTACGCCAGTTGTTCAACAGGCCACGCTGGTCGCCGTATGTCCGTGGATGGTTGGAAGTGGCCAACAGCAACGCCATGCTTGGGTACTATCATGGTCCGCTTATCCAGCAAGACTCCAAGACTGGCGGCTGGGACTACGTGGGTGCCGACGGTGACGAGGACGACGAGGACTTCGATGCCCTCTACGTGGGCATCCTTGAGCGAATTACGCAGGTGTCCAGCCTCCTCGGTCAAGACCAACTTGGAAGGCAAGTTCGCTACAGTGATGGACGGCGCATGACCGGACCGTTCGGCTGTCCGGTCCGCACCTTGCGCAACACGTCGACGACGACGCGTCTGTTCCCCAACGACGCCAATGGTCAGGGTGTTGAAGAGTTGGCTGAGGCTCACCGCTTCTACATGGTTGACTGGTGGGGCAACACGCGTGGTGAGGACGTGCGTCGCTTCCCTGTCCGTGGCTTCGGTCTGCGTCCTTCGTGGGACCCAGAGGACGCATATGCAGACACGAACGTCACGCATCGTCCTGCAGCGCACGGTCTGTTCGGCGGAGACGGGAACGACCGCTACAGCGGCAGCGATAACAGCGATAACAACGCAGCCACGAACATGGGCACCGTTGACTGGTTCAACCCAGCCAGCGCTCTGCGAGTGGGTGACCGTGGGGATGGGCGTGGTGTGCGCTGGCCCACTGTCTTCAACGAAAGCCTGCTGATGGACGTCAGCGAAGCCCACGACGCCACAGGCCTCGTCCTGAGCCACAGCACGTCTGAGCCAGTTTTCGGCAACGGTCTGGTTCGCCCAAGCAACGCTGCACCCCAGCCCGGTGAAATCGAACGCGGCATCAGCGACCGCGTCGACCTCAACAGCGACGATGGCCTCCTCAAACCCTCAGCACACGTCGCAGAGGGCATCGAGACCGTGACGGCCGACATTCGTGGCGCTGAGCCAGTGGGCAGGGACGACGTGCGCCTTGGCCTTGATGTCGACACCATCGCCGAACTGAACGACGGCATCAGCCGCGAGTACATCGTCATGTCCACCGAAGCGGCCAGCCTGCACACCGACCGCGCAGTCGGCCAGCGCACCAACGTGCGTGGCGCTCACAACGTCGGCAGCCGCACGCTGAACGACCTCGACATGACCGCACTCGATTGGTCCGACAAGCCGGTGTCCGGCGTGGTCCGACACTCGGATGCGCACGCGATGTGGCCGCTTGGCGGCACCTACGTCATGGAGTGGAGCAAGCACGCTGGCGTCCTTGACGTCAAAGGCTGGGGCAAGGCAGGTGCCGCTTCTTCCTCCAACCCCTATCAGGATGCAGACCATGACCCGACCAAGGAGAACGTGAACTACACGGACAGCACCATCCAGTTCATCTACAGACCTGCGCACGGGCTGGACTACCGCCACAGCCAGATGTTCCGACCGTTTGTCGACACAACAGGACCTCAGACAGGCTCCAACTTCTTCCGCGCTACTGCCGGCGGCAAGTACGGTCTCTTCACCAGCGACGTTCCCAGCGCACGCACAGGGACGCCGAGCAACCCACCGTATGCCCCCGTCTACACCGTTGACCCAGACGCACCTACCACGGCGGACAGCAACGGTCCGAAGATTCAGGGCGTCGACGTCACTGGTTTCGACAAGACTGACGTGCGCTCACCAGTTGCGCGCATGGTGATGTCTGAGAACACGCTGGAGCACTTCCGCGCTGACGCAAGCCGCCGCTCTATTGACGACGACGAGGGCGATTACAGCGTGCAGCCGCGCCACAGCCAAACGCTGCATCCGAAGGGTAGCAAGGGCGACACCTCCTTCAACACCGGAGACCATAGCGGAGAGTGAGGCACCATGGCACTTGGTAAGAACACCGTGACTGGGCGCGCTGATGCGGCTCAGAACACAGTGATGAAGCGCGTGCGCAAGCCTCGGTTCGTCGACAACGCAGTGCGCCATGCCGAGTACACCCGCATCAAGGCTGGGTTCGCGGCGCAGTTGCCCACTGCATCTGACTTCGTCCCTACTGCAGAGCGACGTTACCGCCTCATCGAGGAAGAGGACACGGTTCGCATCCTGCACAACCCTACGGATAGCATGCGCTACGAGGGTGCGCTGTTCTACGACGAGGATAAGGTCACGACCTCAACCCCTCTCCCAGCCTTGGCGGTCGGGGCCGAGCATCACGACCAAGCACTCGTCCTGTCGCAGTCTGAGGCGGCCACCAAGGGCACGCGCTATCGGCTGGAGAACCTGAAGGGTAGCGGGCTGAACGCCATCGGCTTCACCGACAGAACCATTCGTTTTGCTCAGAAAGTTGGCGTGGGGCTGCGAACTTCTGACCTCGCAGCCCGCGTGGCGAAAGCCAACACGTCGTCAATCAATGGCGTGCGGGCAAAGCAGCCCAGTGGCACGTTTTTGGCCCGCGACTTCTACGGCGTCGAGGCGTTCACTGCACTTCGGTACCTGTCCAAGCACGACGGCTACAGCCCTCGCGGCGACCGCTACGGCAACCTCTGCTACTTCCCGCAGTCAAACATCGAGCGGGAGTTCTTTGTGGCCGAGAACAGAGTTCTGGGCGGTGAAATCGACGACAGCACCGACAGTGCCCCTAACAGGGTCGTCGTTCGCGGCCGAGCGCGGGCAAACAACCACAGCAACGTCGTGCAGGTCGACGACTTCGGTCGTCAGGGGGCCGGTGTTCTGGAAGTGCCGGGTGGCATTCATGCACCCACAGCGATGACGCGCTCCAGTGCGAAGGCTATCGGACAGCGCATGCTCAAGATGGCAAACAGCGCGACTGGCTCCAAGGTCCTGACCGAGGTTGTGGGTGCGACGCATATGCACCCCGGCGACATGGTGTCGTACCAAACGCGCACGGACAACGAGCGATACGTCGTGCTTGGAAGCGACATTGACCTCGATGCGCGCACCAGTAATCTGCACGTGAACTCAGTCAGCGTGTCCCTTGAGGACGTTCTGCAGCGGTTTCAGGAGATTGACGTCAGCGGCAACATCGAAGCCAACGAAGAGCGGAACAGGCAGTTCGCTGTCGAGGAGTTCTCTACGTCGTTCGGCTTCAAGTTCCGCGTGTCGTGGCAGATTGCCGAGCGCGTAGACATGAACCGTGGCGTAGGGCTGACGGTCGGGACACACGACCGGAGCGGCATCAATGGTTCACTCCGGCTTCAAAGCACAGGCGTCCTCATGAACAACGGTGGTGGTTATGCGTCGGGCACAACGACGTTCACCACGGACGGTGTGGCTGCCGACACCGTGTTCACGTCCGACAACCAAGAGGTGTTCAAGCGCAACGGGAACAAACTTGGCCACATCGACGTGGCATCCGTGACGCCTACCTCAGTCGTCATCAAGTCCAGCAGCGTTCACGCCATGGACGACGACGAAGAGTTGTTCGTCTTGTCCGAAGCGCCACTGCCAGAGGCTGGGAACAACCACCTGCGCATCGGTGCCGTGCACAGTCGCTACATGAACAGCCGGAGGGGATGATATGCCGCTACTGAACGAAGGGACGAGATTTCTGATTGAGACGCTGCGCGACCGCATCAACGAGGTGGTCTTCGGCTTTGACGGCACCGTCGCCACCCAGCAGGATGGGGGTATCGGCAACCCAGCGGTGGTCGTGACCCCGAACGTCAGGGTCGTTGACGACAACACGTTGATAGTCGAAGCCCGCCTGCCTCTCAGTACGACATTCACACGCCCGCTCAGAGAAGTGGTCATTCGCTATAAGAATCCCGCCGACTCAACCGACACGACTGACTTCATGCGCTACACGTACAACGCTGTGGAAAAGACAAGCAACAACGAAGTGAAGTTCTCGGCTATCATTGAGGTGAGCATTTGACCAATCCGACCGCAGGGCACACCAGCGCCACTGGCATGGGGAGCGATGCGCAAGGCCTGCGCGATGGCGACGGGCTAACCAGCCCCAGCCTCACCAACCTCTACGAAGGGTTGCACGGAAACGGCATCATGCGTCTGGGTGACGGTGCGCGAGGCGATTCGCTGAGAAACAGCGTGGTGGCCAACACCCCCGGCTACCTGCAAATCGGCGCTGCCCAAGGAGAAGTCAAAGTCTACGGTGGCTACTGCGTTCTCGACGGCGTCCTCTACCAGTTCGCCAACGGTCCGGGCTCCTACGAGACGTTCATCGTGGGGACCACTGGGGCAGGGGCTAATCATAGCGGTGACCTTCCCAGCGTGCCGGGCTCCAACAGCGACGTCTACGTGGTCGTCTACCTCGTCGGGCGCAACACCCCAGAGGCTCACGTGATGTACGAGATGGGCACCCCTGCAGCACCCTCCAGCGGTACGCCTCTCATTCCGAACCGCTTCCTGTCGACACCGAGCATTTCTGGCAACACCGACCTCAACCATCAGACAACTGTGCTGGGCGTGATTCGCTACTCTATGGCAGGCGGCTCGGCCAACGTGACCGCGAGCCTCAGCGGACCAGTCATTCACGACCGGCGCACGTTCCTCAGGAACAGCCCTCTCTACCTGACGCCCATGACCAAAGGCGGCATTGGCGACGTCGCTGCCTCCAACGCACTGACCAACCCAGACGCCTTCTTCTCGTCTCCCGAAGACGGTGACTTGACGGGCAGCACCTTTGGTGCCATCTGGCAAACGCACCGCGAAGACACCGCCGGAGGAAAGCACGGCGTCATTCTGGCAGCCATCCCCGGCAATCTGGACACTACGCCTGTGACTGGGGTGCACGTGCTTGGGCCTGACCGGCTGGAAAACATCACGACGTCGGCGGACATCACGTTCACTTTCGACGAAGCAAACATCTGGGTTATCACTACCGACGCGAACCGCACGATTGCGGCGAACGGGGTTTTCCCCGCCGGGCATGTCGTAGACATCTACCACAAGGCAGGGGCGCACACGCTGACGTTTGACCCAACAGTGGGCGGTCACGGTGCGACCCCCATCAACGTCAGCATCGCGGTCGGCGAATCTGCCCGATTTGTCTACGACGGAACCGACTGGCACCAAGTGATTGCGGCATCATCATCGTTCCCATCTTCCAGTGGTGCCTCTGGCCTCGTACAGTTGTCGGACGGTGCAGGTGGCTTTACCAGCGATGCAGACCTGTCGTGGGACAGTGCAGCCGGTGAATTGACGGTGAACGGCAAGTTGACCGTCACCGGCCTCATCGACCCCACTGGGCTCGAATTGGACCCGCAGGCCGCCAACCCCGGCGGTGTGGCTGCGAACACCTTGTGGCTCGACAGCGGTGCGAGCAACCGACCCAAAATTGGAGCAAATGCCGTGCTGCGCGCCTCTGACAACATCAGTGAACTCACAAACGACTCGGCTTTCGTTGACGCTGCGGGTGCAGCCGCTGCTGCTCCAGTGGCATCGGTGAACACTCAAACTGGAGCAGTGAGCCTCGACGCTGACGACCTTGCGGACGGCACGACCAAGGTGATGATGACCGCTGCAGAGCGCACGAAGTTGACCGGGGTTGAAACCGGCGCAACTGCTGACCAGACGGATGCTGAGATTCGCGCTGCAGTGGAGGCGGCTACGGACTCCAACGTGTTCACAGACGCTGACCACACAAAATTGGACGGGATTGCTGCGGGCGCTACTGCTAACGACACGGACGCCAACCTTCGCGACAGGGCCACGCACACCGGCACTCAAGCGGCGAGCACCATCGGTAGCGGTACGTTTGCCGATGCGCGCATCGCACAGAGCAACGTGACGCAGCACCAAGCGGCTCTCTCGATTACGGAGTCGCAGATTTCAGACCTTCAGGGCTACCTTCTTTCGGAAACGAACGACCTGACTGCGTCGGTAACGTGGGCGAATGTGCCAGATGCCAACATCACCCAGTCGTCCGTCACGCAGCATCAGGCTGCGCTGACTGTCGACGATAGCCAAGTGACCGCTGCGGCGAGTGCAACGAACTACACGCCCTCAGCAGCCACCGTCGAAGGCCACTTGAGCGGCATCGACACGGCGCTCGCAAGTGCAGGCTCCTACACCGACGCTCAGGCTATTGCAGCCGTGGAGGGTGAGGCCGGGTTGGACTTCTCAACCTCAACGGGTGACGCCATCATTGAGAACACCGTATTGAATAAAGATATCATCCTCCGAGTCAACGACGGTGGAAGCAGCCTCGACCGACTCATCATCTACGGCGACAACGACCCTTCCTTCCCGAACACGGAAGTCAAGGTCGCCGGGTCCCTGCTCGCTACTGAGGAAGTGCAAACGAACTCACTCGTTTTGGGTTATGGGAGTTCGCCTACGGCGTCTATTGCTGAAATCAAAGCCTATTCATCGAGTGAACCAATGGTCTTCAAAACCGGAACAGGAAGCCCTGAGAGGATGCGAATTGCGACTGATGGGAAGGTTGGCATTGGGACCACTCCTTCTCAGACGTTGCACGTCAACGGAACCATCAGGCAGACGGTGACGAGCGCGGTACTCGTTGCCGACGCCAACGGTGACTTGACGGCTGCAAGCAACCTGACGGACGCATCCTATGTTGCGGTGGGTAGCGCGGGTGCTGATTTGTTCAACATCGTCCCTCCCGGCTCGCCCACTGATTGGACAGGGCCTCCTCCCACGTCTATCGAAGAGGCCATCAACCGTATAGCGAGTTTCGTCGCTGCTACTCACGGGCCAATCCCGTGAGGTGATTATGAATGGGACGATTCGTCGACTTGCTCAAACAGGAGTGCGAGAACTGCAGGCGTATCGCTCTGCCTCGTAGCATCTCTGGTCGCTACGTCAGCGGTGAATTGGCCGTGCTGCACGAGTGCCCTTTCTGCTCTTACGTGAGGTTTCACGGACAACTGGGCTTCAAAGGCGAGCGTAAGCGACGCGCAGAGCCGGTGTCGAAACGAGCAGGCGGGCGCCTCTCCACGTTTCTCAGGAATAGGGCTGAGAAAATGCGGTGATTATGCGACTTCGCGTTCACTCTTCCTCTTCAGCAAGCATTTCTACAGCCCTACAGATGTGGCACATCTCATTCACCTCGCTTTCCGATGATGTCGTCGATTCGGAGGATGCTGATGGTCACTTCGCTGGCTGACTGCACAGCCTGTCGCACCAGTTCAAGGGGCTCAAACACTCCAGCCTCAATCATGGAACAAGCGCCGCCATTCTCGATGTCTGGCCCAGCATCGCTGTTGCCCTGCATGTGCTCGTTGCGTAGCGTCAGGATGGTGTCCAGCGGGTCGTGGCCAGCGTTCTCAGCGATGGTGGCAGGGATGCCCTCCAGAGCGTCTGCAAAGGCGTCAATGGCCATCTGCTCACGCCCTCCGGCTTCGGCCGCACGGGCGCGCAGGTGGAGGGCAGCGCTGAGGTAAGCAGAGCCGCCGCCAGCCACGGTCTTCCCGCTGTTGTGAGCCAAACAAACGACACCCAGAGCATCCTCAAAGCCGCGCTCTGTCTCGTCGAGCGTCTGACGGGTCGCTCCTCGCAGAACGAGAGTGGTCACCTCGCCTTCGCCTTCAACGACGACGTAGCGCATGTCGCCTATGGTCTCGCACTTGATGTGCGCGTCAGAAGCCACCTTCCCACCGTCCTCAACGCTGTGGTACACGGTGGTGCCCAGAAGCCGGGCCAGCGCCGTCATGTCGCTCTCTGGCACGCGGTGGACCACAGCGATGTTGGCGTTGGCCAGAGCCGCTGCAACGACCTCGTTGACGGTGTCCCTGCAGAACACGGCGCCTCCGTCAGGCATGGTGTTGATGATGTCCGTAGCCTTCTGAATCCACTCGTCTCGACTGGATTGCTTCCGGTACTGCTGATATTCCTGCGCAGAGGACAGGCTGATTTGCACGTTGTCGTCCTTCTTCCCGTCGCCAAGGCCCGTGTTGATGAGCAGCACCTTGGGCGCAGGCTCGTCAGGCATGGCCGGGAGCATGAACTCCTTGTGCAGCACCACGCCGTGGAAGCAGTACGAGTCGTCCAGCGAGCCACCCGGCTGCGAAAGCACCCGAATGCGGGAGTAGTCGCCGTTGGCGTTCTTGGCCGCAGTCACGCACAGTTCGCTGACGTGGTCCATGCTGGACTCAAGCGCCTTTCCTGTGATGGAAGTCTGTGCAATCTTACTCAGAGGGGCTTCGACGGTCAATGAGTTTAGGTGCTCGACGGCCCAAGCGGCTGCTTTGCGATAGCCACGGCAAATGATGTTCGCGTGGAGGCCCTTGCCGAACAGCAGTTCGCTGTTGCCCAGCAATTCACCGGCAAGCACAACGGTACTGGTTGTGCCGTCGTAGCAGACGTCTTCCTGCGTGTTGGCAGCCTCGACGACCATCTTGGCCGCAGGGTGAGTGATGTCCAACTGCTGCAGAATGGTCGCACCGTCGTTGGTGACGATGACGTTCCCGCCTGCGTCGACCATCATCTTGTCCATTCCCATCGGCCCCAGTGTCGTTTTCACCGTCGACACGGCCCGCTTGGCCGCTCGGATGTTGTGCACTACAGCGCTCGTGTTCCCCTCAGTCTCGTTCATGTGTATCACCAGTCTACCTCAAACTCCTTCACTTCGCCAGTGTGGCGACAGCGGGCTTTCACGAAGCCTTCCGTCACACCATGCTGCCAAAGTTCGTAGGTGAGTTCTGCATCCTTCAAGCAGTATTCGGCGACCTTGCCAAAGTTGCCCTTGCGCCATTCGATGGGCGCGTCGTGACTCGTCATCAGTTTGCCCTTCTGGAGGGTGTGCTCGCAAGCGTCCGACAGGGGCACAGCGTGCCCCGTGATGGCGCGCAGAAGCGCTGAGGTGTCAAACACCTGCTCGTCGGACTTGGTGAGGATGTCGCCCGCCGCCCAGCAGTCGAGAGCATCGCGGATGATAGGAAGGTCGAACTTCTTGAGATTGTGACCCAGTATGAGGCCGCCTTGGTTGACGTGATTGGCAAGGTCTTCGCCAATGATTTGCGGGTGCAACTCCTTGACGACCGTTCCTTCAGGAAGTGACTTGGTGACGGGCTCGTTGCAGTAGACCACGCCGTTTTCGCCGTCCCATGTCGCCACGACGGTGGGCTCAAACAAATGCGTCTGCCCCCAACCGCCAATCTCGTGCGAGTAGTTTGCAGTTTCAATGTCAAGAGCCAGCATTTTTACGACCATTCACGCATTCCTCCACGCAGCCAAAGCACCAGTCGCACATAACGACTTCCTGCCCATGATGTTTTCCAAAAGTCCAGCCTCCGATAAAGGCACCCACGAGAGTCGAGCACATAACGCATTCGGTGCACTTAAGTTCCACATCACGCACCGCCCTTCCTGAACTCAGGTCGCAGTCTGATGTAGACTCGCACAGATTCTCGCGTATCAACGAACATTTCTGCCCCGTAATCGTTGAACTTCGTGTTGATGGACCCGTGGCTGCTGTAGTTGGCCATTTTCCCGAAGGCTTCCATGACTTCGCTCTTCTTGGCCCAGCCCTGACCACGGGTGTCGTCGAAATCGAAGAGTTCGCACTGCTCAAACGACTTACGCCAGAAGTCCTGCATCTTCTTCTTCTCACTGGCACCTGCGCCAATGTTGACTTCAGACTCAAGCCACTGAATGAGGTTCCCGTAGAGGTCGTAGAGGATTTCGCGCGCCATGTCGACGTGGTCACCGCGCACGACCCACACACCCTCAATCATGGCCATGTGGTGAGCGAGGATGTTGGTGTAGTTCTGGAGTCCCATGACGAAAGAAGAGCAGATACCTTGCTTGTCCGGTCCGAGCGGCTCAACGATGCTGTAATACTCATCAATCGCCATGTAGAGGGCTGGCCTGTATGAGTCGTCGATGGTGAACGTCCGCTTCATCAGACCCATGACAACCTGCTCTTGGTCGTCTTCCGACATCTCATCCCACTCCATTGGCGGGATGTCGGCGAGGTCGAGGATGCGCCGCTTAAGTCGCTTCTGCAAGTCAGTGAAGAACTGTACGACTTCGTCGAATGGCATCTCCGGCTCTGAGTCATCGTGTACTGCGTCGGCCAACTCGTAGTTGATTTGGCGCTTCATGTCCAACGTCCAGTGCCGCCAGTACGTGAGGACACGCTGAAAAATACCCTTGTCGAGCACGTGTTCTTTGATGCCTTTTGGCGGGAAGGTGGTAATCCAAAGAGATACCTCAGATTTGACGCTGAACGTGTCGCGAGCCATGTGCTTCGTGAGTTCGTTGCGTCCAGTACCCGCTGAGTTTAGGGCGGACTGGAGAAAGAGTGTGGTGTTTTCATTGTGCTGCCCTGTCTTGAGGATGATGCTACCTTCATCGAAGTTGAGCCCCTTGCGCCCGGCAAGAATGCCGGGGCGCACAATCATGTCTGGGTTTCGCTGGTCTTCCGAATCCGGGTCAGGGACCAGCGTGCCCACGAGAGCGGCGTCGTTGCCAGAGTTGTAGTCCATGCTGTTCAGCCCGGCCTCCAGCAGCACTCTCTCGATGACCTCGTAGGCTGCCGACTTGCCTGTCCGGGTGTCCTGAATCCAAAACATGCTGACACGAGGGTCGAGGTTGCTCCCACCTACAGGGATGCGGACATATGGGATGGCCGCTTGACCAAGGATGAAGAAGAAGGACAGCAGGCCCGGAATCTCATTGTTTCTGCTGAACATGTTGAAGTGCTCAAGGTAGCCCCTCAGTGTAGGGTATTTCTTGGTGCATTCATAGTTCGCTGCTCGATGTTCCATCATGGCTGTACCCTCCTCTCCCGTAGGTCTTTGTCACGCGAACCGGCTCCTCAGAAGTCAACACTTCAAGGAGTCGCTGACGCAACTTCGGACCGAGGCCTCTCACCTGTTTGAGGCTTTCGGGATAGAGCATTTCTTCAATGGAGCCGCATCGCTCCAGTGTATTTTGAACCAGTTCCGGTCCAAATCCGGGGACTGCAAGCAACATGTCTGCGCGTACGTCATTGGTGCTGGTTCGTGTGACAGCCTTCGCGCCATGAGTGCTTGCCGGTTTCTGCATTTTGCTGTGCAGTTTAGCGATGAACATGGCCGCCTCGGAGTAGTCCTTGGCGCGGTAGATGTGACAGTCAAAGTCTGCCGTGATGCGGGCAAAAATGCCCAGAATCATGTCCTGTGTCTTAGCGTAGGTCACAGGTCGACCTTGCTTCTTGGACATAGCCACGTGCTTAGCGATGTCCCCGTGCACGACGAGGATGACGCGCTCGCAGTTGGCGTCAAGGTTCTCGATTTGGCGCATGAGGTGACCGCTGAACGTCGACTGGATGAGGTCAGACAGACTCTTACACTCGATGTGCGCATTACCTGCCTTATAGTCCCCCATGCCCTGCAGGTGGGTCTTTTCAACAGCGAAGCCCTCACGCTCAGCCGCACGAATGACGGCATCGTGGAGGGGGCCTCGCTCGTTTGAGTCGATGTAGAGAGGGACCTTTATCGCCATACACCACGCCTCCTTTCGTAGCGTTCAGCAAAGTAGACGCAGCGTTTGCAGGCACGATTATCGCCCTCTTCGTCTACTTCCCAATGTGAGTCGCCAACGATGACCATGCCACAGAAGGAAGCGTCGCCCTCCAGCACAGAACCATCGCTACGCCTGAGAATCAGGTGGTGGGGCTTGGCGCCTTTTCGACGACCAACCCAGTGAATCTTAGCGTACTTCTCACTCATCCACAACCGCCTCCTCCATCGCACCAGTCTTGTCCCAGTATCGACACTTTCCAAGGCACATACCTTTCTTGTGAAGCATCGAGCACGTTTGAGGGTATTCCGTACCCACGATGGTGCCGACTTGGTATCGGGTCGTGGCTTCATCAAAATCTGCCCAGTCGAGGCCGCTGATGAATTGCACGATTGTTTCGCCGTGTTCTGCCAACTTTGAGCGGTCGATTCGCTCAACCGGCATGAAGTTGCGTAGTCGTTTAGAGAGGTACTTGACCAACTGGACGCGAGCGTCGTGGCTTGGGTTGCTGCCGACTCGACAGGCGGCCGAGTTTAGGCAAGGGAGAATGATAATGCCGTCCATAGACGCTGTTGGCAGGTCGATGGGCTTTGAGTTGGGGTCAAATACGCGAGAGCGTTGCTTGGTGCGCACGACGTCCAGCGACACCCCCTTGGTCCCGTAAGCGAACATGCCAGACTTGGACTCCAGTGCCTCGACCATGATGTGGTCCAGCCCTGCTTCCAAGTCGGAGGTTTTCAGCGGTATGGACCAGAGTCCGCGTTTGGAGTTGTACGAGTTCGGGAGCCGAATCATACCGCTCGTGTCGAACGGCACTGCAGGGTCTGAGCAAAACAGGTTCATCTCGTGAATCCACTTGCTGATAAGTGACATACCTGCTTCCTTGACATCAGACAGATGGTTGCCGTCAGCGGGCATGTAGGGTTTGTCCAGCATGACCCAGACGTGGAAGCCACCACCGCTGTACCAGACGGCGTGTGCGATGTCTTCCTTGAGCAGGTGCTTATGCAGCGTGAGGGTCTGACGCAGGGCCTTCTCAGGGTTGACGTCTGGCCTGTCCCGCTGCCTGAAGTCCTTGGGGTCAAAGTCCATCACGAAGTGACGGACGATGGGCGTGGTCAGGTCGACGCGCCTATTGTGTGGCTGCTGCAGGGCTCGGTAGCCGTAGACGGTCATGTAGGCGTTGGACACTCCGTCCTTGCCAGACCAGTAGCGCTCCAACTCCTCATCTGTACGAACCAGTTTTCGGAATCCCCTACCCTTCTCATTCCCAAGTTCCATTACTTCTCGTGGGAAATCGAAGACCAGACGCACCTCACTCGCCTACCTTCATGATGCGCCCAAGGACGGCGACCAATTCTTCGTTGTCCGTGAGGAGGTTGACGTTGAGCGTCAGGTGCATCGGTCCAAGGGGACCTCTCTCTGACTCAGGGTCGAACTCCCAAAGGGATGTCTGAATTGCCACTGTGTAGTCCACCTCACCCAGATGCGAGAAATTCAACTCGACAGGGCGACCGACGGCTGCGGGAAGCAGCCGCTCGATGACCATGGTGAGTGTTCGGATGTCGTGCTTCGTCGGGATGTGCATTCACTCTTCCTCCTGCATCTTGGCGATGTATTCCTTTGGGTCGTCGCTGCCCTCCCACGAAGGACAAATCGACTTAAAGTCGCACCAAGCGCATTTACCTTGGCTTGGCTTAGGGGGGAAATCGTCAGTCAGGTATGCCGTGATGAGAGCCTCCTTGAGCCGCTGGACTCTTCCTTCAGCGTAGCGCGACACGCTTTGCTTCTGTCCCTCTTTGTTCGCATTGATGGGTTCGTAGAAAATACGGTTGACGCTGCGTTGCTCTAATCCGTACTTGTTATAGGCATCGAGCCCTTCCACCTCACCGGATGGGTAGACCCAGCCCCAGTGCGTGACGTTCTGGTGCTCGTGGTCAGCCACCTTGAGCAAGTGCTTGTAGAACGCCATCTCGATGCGCATGCTGTCGACCTTGAACGACTGGTCTTCCCACGTCACGGTGCCAGTCGTGTCTGTCTTCGCTGTCTGCAACCACTTGCCGGTTTTCAGTTCCATCAAGGCCACGCCGTTTTCAGTAGCGAACGCACGGTCAATGCTCCCAGCCCAATGGATGGGGATGGTCAGCACCTCGCCGTTGAACTCAAACTCTTCCTCGGTGAAGGCGTGAACCTCGGCTTCGTTAATGATGGGTAGGTAGTCGTCTTTCCCACCTGCAAGCAATCGCTCCAAATCCCACTTTAGACGGGTCTCGATGGACTTCTCCTCGCCCAACTCGTAGGTTTCTTCAGGCAGAATACTCAGTGCCAGTGCCAGCGCCTCGTCACGCTTATCCCGCTGCATGAGGGTGAGCAAGTCGTCGAGGTAAGGGTACACGTTGTTGAAGTAGTACTCGACGGCGTTGTGCACGTTCGTCCCTTTCCGCATGGCGTCGGTTTCAGGGGTCGGAAGGCCATGCACGCGCTTGTACTCGTACTGCTTGGGGCAGAAGTCGAAGTCGCTCGTCAGACTCGACTTGGTCACGCGCAGGTGCTTTGGGTGACCCGGCTTCCAAGCGTATGTTGACCGTGAATATGCTGTCCAATCCCTGTCGCTCATTCGTATTCCTCCAGTTTTGTTTGACGTCCGCCGACGATGTCGACAAACTCGGAAAGTGTGGTCTGGCGCGACCCCTTTTCATCATAGCGACCGCAGGTCGGGCAGGCGTCGAATCGAGACAGTGGAGCCGCAGGCTCGGTGTCCATTACCCGCTTCCAGAAAGCCCATTTACTCACGCTTTTTCCTCCTTTTCAAGGTCACGGATGAGTCTTTCAAGGTAGACAGCGAGGTCCATAGCCTCCTCTTGAGCATGGCGCAGCCATTCGATGTGGGTGAGGTCCTTGCGCTCCATCGTCTTGCCATATTTGTGCCATCCGAGGTCAGCACGCTGGCGAATCTTACGGACGACTTCTTCTTCGATTTTGCTCATTCAATCACCTCAAAGTAGTTCTTGGGGCGGGCGGCGCCAGAAGCGGCTGCCAAGTCCCAGTCGAGTGCCATGAAAATGGGCTTCAGTTTAGCCTTGAGCAACTTGTCCACCATCAAATCGACGTCCAGTTCGTAGCCGTCTAAATCAGATTCGTCGACGAAAGCCATGACGTCCGTGCGGTTGTCGCGAACGTAGACCCAGTCCACGCTCTGGTCCTTGAAGAACTTCGGCTCGACGGTTCTGTTATAGTAGAGGGCAGCCTTGATGCCTCCTCCAACCTTAGAATACTGTTCTGGGTGCTTCTGCAGTCGGGTGGTCGAAGCCACTTCCTTGAGGTCGAAATCGCTGCTCAGAATGCGCTTGGCCAGTGGACGGACCATAGAGATGACTTGCTCTTCGCTCGCTCCTCGACAAATGGCGGTGAGAACGTCGTTCTCAAGCGTCATTGAGATAGGAGCGAGTGTGCTGATTTTACCCCAGCGTGCGCTCTTGACCTTACCTTCGTCTTCAGGTGGCCACGAACAGATGCCGTAGTAGAGGTTCTTCCCACCGACAATCCAGTAGGGCATGTAGGCCTCAAACTCTACGATGAGGTCCTTGGCGTTGAGGCGCTGTTGCACGGTTGTCGTGAGGTGCTTTGCCAGTGCCCCTGCTTCGTCGTAGGGGACCTGTACGAATGCCGAATCGGTGTGCCCGTAGAGGGGTGCGTAGCCCTGCGCCTTTGACTCCTCAAGGAGGAAACGAATGGCTTGTCGACCGACCGAAGTAATGGCGCTGGCGATGTCGAAATCACACCAACCCCAGTGAGCGCTGGCCGTCATCCCGTAGAAAGAAGCCATCACACGCTTGACCGCCAACTGCATGGTGTTCCATCCGCTGCGCTCGCGCTCGCTTTCCGATTCGCGCATCTTACGCTTATACAGGTCACGTAGGTCGAACATCTCGGTGACGATGCGGGGAAGAAGTGCGTCGACGCCCTGCCTCCAGCAAGTGCCGTCCGGCAGTCGATGCACGTTGTCCTCATTCGCTTGGTCGGGGTGCACCTGCGTTTCCCAAGACAGGTTGTGGCTAAGGATGATGCTGGGGTACAGACCCTTGTAGTCAACGCAGGCCACGCCCTCGTATCGTCCGGGCCGAGGAGGGGGGATGAACGCGCCCTCGTACTCCTGTTTCTCCTGCTGAGAACGGGTGGGTGCCTTCCAATCGGTCCTGCGACTGAGTAGGCCGCGCGCAAACCGCGTGACGTTGTGGCAGGAAGGGAACGTGACGCCGCACAGTCGCTGCAGAGAGAAGAAGAAGTCGAGGACGTGGTTGTCTTCGTCGATGCGCTTCAACAGCACCGTGTCCTGCATACAGTAGTCCACGTAGTCGTCGAAGCGCTCCGTCCACCCAGTGAACACGTCCATGTCGAACTTGCCGCCGAGGCCACAGGCTTCCGCCAGCGTGTCTAATTTGAGGTTCTTCAGTTGGGGTTTGCCGCTGTCTTTCCAGACGCGCTCAAATCCGCTGCCACTGTTGAGCGGGGAGGCCGTATCGAAACACAGTCGACCACGGATTGGTTGGTCCGTGTAGTCGTAACCTTTCTTGGTGCCAAGCACCCGGCCAAGCGGGCTGAGGCGCCTGAACTGCTTTAGCCGCTCCGTCAAGTGCGGTAGGTCAGCCCACATCATGGAGTGGGCCACAAGCACGTCGGGGTTGCACTCCTCCAAATAAGCGAGGAAGGCCCTGTGCATGTCCGATTCTGAGCCGTACAGATGGCGTTCGTAGGTGTAGTCGACTTTCTCACCGCGCACCTCGTAATCGACCTCACGGACCTCGATGTGGTGGTCCATGTCGTAGAGGCCGTTGGGGTTATCTTTCTTCCAGCAGAAGGCAACTCGCCTTCGATTGAAACTGTCCACCACGGCCATGACCGTGGTCTCCTTGGTCTTCGGGTCCCACTCCAAGTCGAAGTGCCAGACGCGAGGCGTCCAGTCAGGTATTGTCTGGTAGGTGTCCATGAGGTAGCGGTCTGCGAGGCTGAGGTCAGCCTCCCACGTCTTCCAAAAGCGAGCAGCCATGCTCCTGATGTCGCTCTCACGGTAGGCGTAGACCTTGATGAGTGGCTCGTTGTCGCGCAGCCCTACGGCTGTGTCGTCGTAGTCGACCTCGGAGCCGTAAAAGGAGTCGAGCACGTTGTCGATGATGCGTTTTGGGGTGTTGGCTGAAATCCAGAAGTAGGGCCTGAAGTCGGTCACGGTGTCTTCGATGAGGTTTCCGTCCTTGTCGCGCCACCTCAGGTAAAGGTGGTCGGGACCCTCAGGGTCCGGTCGGAACGCATCGACAATCACCGTCATTCCTCCTCTTCGATGAGCGTGTATTGGACCTCTGCCCCGCAGTCGCTGCAGGTCAACGTAGATACGATGCCTTTACCTTCCAACCCAAAGTCCTCAGGGTTCCAGTCGTTGCCCCAAATGAGGCGACCACCGCAGTACCAGCAAACATCTCGTCGCGCCATTTTCAATCCTCCTCGTCCACTTGGTCGATAACGACCATGAGGAAATGCGTGTGCTCTTGTTCAATGACCATCACCGTGTCGTCTCCAGTGTGGATGTCCACGTCACCCGAAGGTAGGCTGTTGAGCAGTTCAGGAAGCCACTTGTCGAAGGCCGAGGATGCCGTGACGGCGGGGCCTTCGACGTTGGTGAGTGGGGCGTTGACGAACATCTTACCTGTCGAGTCCTTCCCGCCGCGAATCGTCAACTGCGAGCCGTCTGCGTCAAACTCAGTTCGGCACGAGTAATTGTCGCCGAGCACCTTCTTGAAGTGCGTAGCAGGCTTGAGCGCCTCCGACGCCACCCGTGCATGGTGAGTGAGTGGTGTGTTGAACCACGTCCGCCACATGCCCTCCTTGGATGTCTCAATGGCTCGCTCCATCATCCCCACGCGCTTCTGCGATTCGACGTAGGACGCCGTGGGTAACTTGAGGCTGACTTTCTCACCCGACAGGTGGAGGGTGCCATTCTTCCCTTCTTGGCTCACGTCGAGGCTGGACACCTTCGTGCTGCTGAGGAACTTCTTGACCTTTGGTAAGTCTGTGATGCTGATGTGACCCGTCTTGGTCACCCCGCAATCCATCTTCCGCGACACGTAGTGCGTGGTCTTCCCGACCGAAGCCGATATGTGGTCACTGCCCACTTTGATGGCGATGTCCTGAAGGTCTGCCCCGAACGAGTCAAGGAAGTTCGTCAGGTTATCGCGGCTGATGCTGAAGGATGCCATGTGTGCACCTCAGAGTGTACCCTCGCGGAGTTCCGGCAGGCCGAGCCATTGTGCGGGCTCACCGGCCTTCGTGACGAAGTATAGTCGCCTTTGGTTGAGAAGGTCGGAGTTGGTCTTCTGCTTGAAGAACTCAGCCTCGTAGCGAACCTCGCCGGTCTTGGCACCGTCCGCGTTGCGGACGACCGAGCGCCTGCACCAGATGACCTGAAACAGGTCCTGATTGGCTGACTTCTCCCACGCGAACTTCCAACCGTCAAAGCCGACCTTGCCGTCCTTGTCCTCCCTGAGGTGGGTTTCCCAGTAGACGTCGACGCCGAGCAGGTTGAGGCGCTGGCACTGTGCGGTCAGTTGCTTGAACCGCGTCGAGCGGATGGCCCAGTTCCAGCCAATCTCCTTATTCAACTTCGCAGCGCTGGCCTCGACGGCATCGGTGGCCTTCATGTCGAGGTCGTGAATCTTCATCACGTTCATGCACATGCCGTCGAACTGGTCCACGCCCGTGACGATGAACGTCTTGAGCGGCAGACCGTCGAAGTCGGGCCTCTGCTGCTGCTCGGCGTACTCGACGGCGAACTTGCAGATGTCCATGGTGCGGTTGTAGGAGGCGAGGTAGTTGTAGGCCGTGCGGTTTTCTTGCTGCATCACCCAAGGGGAGAAAGTGCGGAAACGCTCGTCCTTCGGATAGTGAGCCGTCTTGCACGCCAGCCCACCGTTGTCGTGGTCAAGCACGAAGCACATGCCCTGTGGGTGCCGATGTACGTGAGCATCCATGGCCAACCCGGTCTTGCCCGTGCCTTCGTGCCCCACCATGCCACAGAAGATGGCACTCGGCGCCATCGCATCGGGTGCGGCCTGAGCCTGCATTTCCTGCATCAAATCAGGGAAACGCGTGAGGAAG